CACCGGTTCAATCAATTCATCGGCAAAGCCCAGTTCTACGGCTTGCTCACCGTTCAGCCAGGTTTCTGCCGCCATCATGGCTTTGAGGGTGTCTTTATCCAGGCCGGTTTTGGTGGCGTAGATCCCGGCCACGCTATCTTCAAACTGGTCGTACACATCCGCCATACGACGGTGATCGTCCGCCTCGCCCAGACTGGGCCCCCACGGTTTGTGGATCATGATGAAAGCGTTGGCCGGGATGCGGACCACGTCGCCTGCCATGGCGATAACGCTGGCCATGCTGAGCGCGATGCCATCAATGGTGACTTCTACACGGCGCTCGCTGTTGGCTAGCGCGTTATAGATGGCGAGGCCTTCAGTGATCTGGCCGCCTTCACTGTGAATCCGCACAGGCAGCGGGCCATCGTTCAGGGCTTCCACTTCACGCACGATGGTCATGGCGTCGAGGCCATCCCACCAATCACCGATGACGCCGTAGAGCAGCAGCTCGCCTTTGGCGTTGATCTGGTTTGTTGCAGACAAAGCGAGTCCGCCGTTGACCGCTTGGGCCAACGCTTTCAGTTTCCATTTAGGCATGGGGTGCTCCGGTTATTCGTCGCCGGGTTCGGGGTATGCCGCGCCGGGGGCACGGGCCTGGGTAACGCCGGCATCACTCACGCGGCCTGCATCGGTGGTAACGATAATGCCGTCACGGTTGAGGCTGTCGCGTTCTTGTTTGATTTCGGCGAACACGTCTTCGGGCTCAAAGCCCATGGAGCGGATCTGTTCGGATAGCGAGCCCAGGCCTGCGCGAACCATGTCAACAATCGGCGGAATTTCCCGCGAGGGGTCGATCATTTCACGGCGTGGCGGGGTCCATTCCCAGCGCACGGGCTGCTTGATTTCACCGACCAGCATGGCCGCCTGGTTGAACCATTCGCCCACGCCTTGGCATACCGTGGGGATCAACGATGCCCAGCGGTATTGCTCCACGTTGCGGGTGAATTCCAGGTGCCCCATGCGCCCGCTGCTAAAATTCACGCGCTCCAGGTTGCCGGTGAGCGCGGCGAACGGTACGCCGTAGGCGATGGCGATGGCGTGTTGTTCAACGCTAACGAATTCACCATGGCCGGATACGCTGGGCGGGTTGTTGAAGCGCACGTCTTCGCCGCCTTTCAGGCGCGGGAACATGCCGGGCTCCAGCTTTTCTGGCAGCACGTCGCCTTTGCGATCGTTGTCGCCTTCTGTCTCCACGACGACCCCCACCAGGCAGGCGGCGCTTTTGGCGGCCTCGATGCGGGCATCTTGGTAATCGTCCAGGTTCTTCATGCGCATGATGGCGGCGGTGCCACGCGGCACGCCGCGCACTTGCCCTGGGCGCAGCATTTCAAACAGATGGATCACATCCGCCGCCGGCGTGAGCTTGCTGGCGCTGAAACCGCCCAGCGCATCACCGGGGTGGCTGGTGTGCAGCCAGTAGCCCACGCGCTGGTGCTGCGCGTTGAACTGCACGCCTTGCACGGCGTAGCCGCCATTCATCTGGCCGTTTTTGGTGTGATCCAGATAATCACCTTCCAACAACCGCAGCTTGAGCGGCACTTTCAGGGCGGGGTCTCTGTCGGTCACACGCACGATAATCGCATCGCCGCTTTCTACAGCGGTGCGCACGGCCAAGGCTTGCAGGCCGTACAGGTTATGCCGGCCGTCATAGTCGATGGCCGTGCTCTCGCACCAATTCAGCATGGTGCGCTGGAGCGGTTTCTTTTCTTCAGCATCGCTCACCAGCGCACTGGGGCGGATGCCAGTGCCAACGATGTTGGTGGTGAGCACCCGCACTGCGCTGGCGGCATACGGGTTGTTTCGCACCAGCTCACGGTGCCGGGCACGCAGCAGTGGGAGCGCGGCGCGGCTTTCAGCGTTGGCGCTGCTATCGCTGCCCCGTGTCCAGGTGTTGCGCCGGCCTTTGCCAGCACCGTCGTAGCCGTTCACTGCGCGCAGGCGATCCGTTACCACGCGGGCACGGGTGCGGCGGGCTTCGGCTTCCGGGGAAAAGAACCCGATGGTGCGGTCCAGCCAGCTCATTGGTACCCCCGGTCAAACGTGGGGGCATACGCCCGGTGTTGGCCACCGGCGTTTGGGCCCTTCACACTTTTGCGGATCATGTCGCGCACACGAATCATGTCATCGAGGCTGCGGAATTCCGTGGTCTTACCGTTGTGCGTAATGCGCAGGGTGCCTGTGGCAATCGCGGCTTCAATGCGATCCAGATCTGCTTGCGTGTAAGCCATGGGCGGTTACCAGTAGTTGGATTTGCGGCGGCCACCGCCGGCGTCTTCCGGGGTGTCATCGCCACCGAACAGGTCGCTTTGTTTGAGCTGGGCCTCAAGCTGATCCCAGCGTTCATCTTTCCAGGTGTGCAAGCGCAGGCTGTAGGCCGCGTGCAGGGCGTAGACTTCGCAGTCAGCCGCCTCAATGGGCTGGCCGGGCTTGTCGTGCCACACGAGCTTGCCGCCCATGCGGGCGTTGGGCGCTTTGATCACACCGGTGAGTTGCTCGTAGTAGTCGTCGCGCACGTTGGTGTACCAGTGCATGCGGCCTGGGCCTTCGCCTTGCAGGCTGAGCCTGCCGCCTTCACCGAAGATCAGGTCTTTGGCTTTGTGGGTGCCTACCTGATACACCTGCAGGCCGAATTTCGCGGCCTTGGTTTTGTGGCCGTTCTTCTTGCTGTAATCGGTTTTGCGCGGGGCGCTGAATATCTCGCGACGGCCGTAATCGTTACTGCTGCCCTTGATGGCCATGACGCCGCGCTTCTGCCGGGGGCGTACCCAGTTGTACACCTGCTCGGTGCTGTGGCCGCCGGAGTCGATACTGATGGCACGCGGGATCATCCTGAATCCGTCCGCGCTTTTGCGGGGGGTAAACAGGAAATCATCAAGCTCTTTCCAAACCGGGTCGCTGCTATCGGTGGTGCTGACCTTGGCGAAGAATTCGCCCCAGTAGATCAGCCAGCCTTCCATGCCCCTGCCCCAGGCACGCAGCACAACGGCAACACGATCGCGCTGCACATCGATGCCGGCGGTGAGGATCAGGCCACCATGGGGCACCACCAGTTCGGGGTAATCTTCCGCGCGTTCGCGCAGGGCGTCCGCGTCTGGTGCCGCTGTTTCGTATTCGAAGGTGCGGCCCAGCTTCTGGTTGGTGAACGTGATCAGGCCGGAAAGGTCGCCTTTTTCAGCCAGGTGATCCGCTTTCAGCTTGTCGCGCACCACATCCGCGAGGCTGGTACCCGGTACGCAGGCATATAGCTCGCCGAGCTGGGTGAAGCCAGCCTTTCCGTGGAATGGCCGTGTTGGCACCCAGCCACATAGCGGGTCGCCCTGCTCCACCGCGTTGTACACGGTGTCGCGGATGTTGGTTTGTCGCTGGTGATCATCCCAGCCGCTGCCACAGCCCGGGCAGCAATACACGGCGGTATCCGGCATGGCGCGGCCGTACACTTCGTGCACTGGGGCTTCGTCATCGGCATCCAGCCAGCTGACGTTTTCCCATGCCAGTACATGGCTCTCTTCGCATTCGTGACACACCACCGGCAGCACCCGGCAATCGGATTCACGCACGCGGTGTTCCGTTTTGCTCAGGTCCTTAATGGTTGGGGTGCCACCCACAATCAGCTTGCTGCCGGGGTAGCGTTTCAGCCGCTCTTCCAGCAGGCCGATCGCATCCCCCTGCCGCTTCACATCCACGCTGGTATCGTCGGGTTCTTCAACTACACCCACGCCCACCGAGCTGGTGGACTTCACGTTGCCGGGGCTGTTGGAACCAACCAGTTTCAGGAAGCCGCCCGGGAAGGTTTTCAAATCCCAGCGATTGCCCGCCTTGCGGCTGGTGGTCACATCGACCACGCCTTTCATGGCAGGGGTAGCGCTGAGCGCGGGCACCAGCTTTTCATCGTGAAAGGCCTTGCCGTCTTTCTCTTTCGCGAACAGCACCATCAGCGGTGCCGGGTGGCCGTCAATGCGTTTGGCCAGGTACCCGATGAGAAAGTAAGTCCAGCCCAACTGGGCGGCTTTCATCAGGTCCACTTCATCCACGCTGGTGTCATCCAGCGCCGCGGCGACGCCCAAGAAATAAGGCGAATAATAAAAGTCGTACAGCCCAGCCAGATCACCGATGGTTTCCGGCAGGTGGTAGTGTTCCTGCATCCATTGCGCTGTCGGCACATGCCGACGGGGCCGGAATTTACTCGACGCCCTCAGTAAGACCTTTCGCAGCGTCGCCTGCAAACTCGCCAATTCGCTCAATTGCAGGTTCAACGACATCGCTAAGTGTTGCGGCATCAATAGTGATGCCGTGCTCCTTTTCCAGTGCCTGGCGCAGACGCTCTACCGCACCGCGAATTTCACGGTTCGCATAGCCCGCCCAATTCGTGATTGCCTGGGCAGCTTCTTCAGCCAGCACCAGCAATCCCAGTTTTTCGTTATAGGTCAGCCGACCTAGCGCCGCCTTCACCTGAGCTTCCTCAGTTTTGGCCGCCGCCAGATCCGCTTGTTTCTCACCGCCCCGCCCTGCCGCGTGGGTGCGCAGGTGGTCGCAGTAATCACGCAGCCACTCAGCATAAGAGCCATCGCGGCGCAGGTTTCCATCAGATGCATGCTTGCTAGCCGCCTGCTGGCTAATACCAACCAGCCGCGCGAAGCCAGAAGCCGTTGCTTGTGCATCAAGATCCATGGAAACCACCAATAATCGGGGAACAACTACAACCCCCTATAGAAACCCACATCTGCAAACAACCCGCGCTCTGCGCACCCGTATGCGTTAGCCGCCTGGGAGGACCCGCGCCCTGTTATCGCCCACAAAACGACCAGCTTGCCCCTTCCGGTTCACAAACCGTGCACACATAATCTTGCAACCAGCTCAGCGCTCGGAGTCCTTCGTCTCCGTCTTGGGTGATGGTGACAATTCTTCCAGCATGCGCTGGGTCAAGTTCGGCTCGCGGGGCTGCATCACCCAGGCTTCCGGTGGTGGCCGGTGC